GAATGAGTTGAGGAGTGCCATAAATAATAGTGCGATGTTCAATGTTAAAGATTATGGTGCTGTTGGGGATGGAACCACTGATGACACGGTGGCAATTCAAGCGGCAATTACCGCTGCTTCAACAAACTCAGCTAATTGTGGGCGTGTTTATGTTCCTTCTGGGATATATTTGACGACAGGGAATTTCAACCTAACCAACCTTACTGGTTTGTCTATTGTTGGAGATGGTTCTAAATCGTCAATTTTTGACATTACTCATGCTACCAACGATTTGTTTTATTGGAACGAAAACGGAGCCAGTTCTGGTGGAGCCAATGGGCAATATTTTGCTAACTTTGGAGTACAGTCCACAACAGTAACCAGAACCGCGGGTTGGGTATTTCATGTAGATTCTACGGCTACAGTAACTAACGGTGGGGCTTATCTGGTCCGTTCTAGAATTGAAAATATAGATGTGAGGCAACAATATAATGGTTTCTGGATTGCCCAATATGAATTTGTATGGATTTCTCAATGTATTCTTTATAATTTTGTTGGTACTGGCGGAGTGGGAGTCAAAATAGGCCAAACAACGACTACAAATGTCAACCAAGGTTCAGGAATTGATTGTTACGCGGTTAAGATTTATGGAGGCCTAGGTGGTCAACCCTGTACTCTTTCTTATGGTTGGTGGATTGAAGACACTGATGCTGTTTACCTTAATATGTGTGAGGCGGGTGGTGTCGTCACCAACTCTTTAAGGGTTTCTTCCAACGGAACTGGCCACAACGCAACCAACCTGTTCTTTACCTCATCAATATTTGACTCAACTTACTCAGGGCATACGGCTTTGTTTACTGCTGTTAATGGTGGTGGATATGAACAAATTAAAATGGAGAATTGTTGGTTTTGTTCTTCTGGTAGAAACTCAGTAACAGAAGGGGGAGATGGTTTACACATAGAGGCAGCATACTTTAGTACATCAAATATAATAGGTTGTACAATGTACAACAATAACAAAGCAGGAATGAAAATTATTACAACAAGAGGGGCACCAGTGTCTATTGTGGGTTGTCAAATAAAATCAAATGCCCTGCTAGATACCTCAGGAGATAATGACAATGTTTATATTGACAATCCCTTAAATGGAGTTGCCCCAATTCTTTCAGCCAACTATATTACGGGCGGAGGAGCAACAGGAGGAAAAAGTATTAAAACAACAAACACAACCAACAGATTAATAGTTATTGGTAATCGTATTTTGGCGACAACTGACTATGGTATTGCACCAGCAGTTGACGAACATAATACGACATAAATATGAAAATAGTAGTTTTATCAGCAGGACATTCAAACACAGACCCTGGTGCTGTTTATGAGGGCTTAAAAGAAGCAGACCTAAACAAACAGATAGTTAGGGTGGCTTCTGATATTTTAAGAGGTCAAGGGATTGGAGTTCTTAACCCGCCTGATGATTTAGACTTAGTGGGAACAATCAATTGGATTAACAGAAATGGTTCAAATTCAAATATTGCAGTTGAGGTTCACATTAATGCAGGTGGTGGTACAGGAGTTGAGGGTTGGTATTACAACAAAAGTAGTGTATCTAAAAGGTTATCTGATACCATCTTGGCTGGCATCGTGGCTTCTACTGGTATGGCTAATAGAGGGTCAAAAGACGAGTCAACTAATAAATGGGGAAGGCTGGGTTTTGTTCATGATACAGCACCCTTGGCCTGTTTAATTGAATGTGGTTTTATTGATAGTAAACAAGACAGAGAATTGCTTAATTCTATGACAGGCTTATATAAAATAGGTTTTGGCCTTGCACAAGGAATTATTAAATATTTAGGCTTGACCTATGTTGCTCCAACGCCTGAAAAAGATACTACAGCTGAGGCTGTTTCTACGGTTAGACAGCGATTAGCAAATGTTCAATCAGAGTGCCAAAGATTAAAAGACTCGCTAGACGAATTACTTACAATTTTAAAACTATAAGGTAAAATGAATTATGGCAGTAATAAAGCACTATTCAGATAATCCTAAAGACGGTTTAACTACTTTTGATAAAGTTAGGTTTTATAGTGCCACAGACTCTAGTGGTACAGGTGCCACACTTATTGCTACTGTTGACATTGATACCGCAACAACCTCTCCTATTTCACCTGGCTATACCTCTTATGTGGACACCGCTGGTAATCTGGCAAAGTATTATGCTTCTGCTTGGTATGATTCAACCACAACAACAGAAAGTACAAAGTCTGATTATGTTCTAGCCGACCAAGATAGATGGGACACAATGTTTGAAAATGAAATGCAAGACACTGATGGTGTGGTTTGGTCAACAACAGATAGGAAACTGTTCAAAACTAAAGCCTTAGAGGCACTGTTCCCTGACTTCTACAAACAGGTTATTGATGAGAGTCTAACGGTGGTTAATTCAAGTCCAACGATTACTTATATCTACACGGTACCTTTTGGTATCTTCTCTATCTCTGAGGTTGGCTATGGAGAAATAAATCAAACCTCAACAGAAAATCGTGATTTTAAAACCATTAAGCCAGCATACTGGAAATTTGAAAAGAATCAATTAAGATTTGAATCCTTGCCCCCTTGGCAAGATGGGGACACAATCAGATTGGTAGGCCTACAAAAGTATTTATCTGTTGGTGAGGTGCCTGCCTATCTTGACCCCTTAGTTATGGAACACCTGAGAATGTCTGCTTATATAAAGATGGCAGATGACTATCCAAGGTTCTTAAAGTGGTCCCAACTACAACAAGGAACTAGAGTATCATTTGAAAATTTAAGAGTTCATGCCAGGGAGTTTGAGAGGCGGTTCAATGACTGGAAGAAAGTTCTCAAAGATAACCCTGCATCTTCATTAACCTAAAATGACTGAATATGCCCGCACAGAATACAATTTTAATGACAGAATTGTTTTAAACGATGTTACGACTGATACTGATAAATATATTTTAACTGATGTAAATTCTATTGCCGATACGGTTGCTGAGAACACAGAAGAAAGCAGGGCCACAGATGTTGGTATTGTTGACTATGGAACTCATTTGGGAAAAGGAATTGTAGAAATACCAGTAACCATGTTTGCTTCAAGCCAGGCTAACATGGCAGAACTAATTCAGGAATTTAAAACAGCTTTTAACCCAGACTTGCTTGAAGCAGATGCCACCTATGGGGAAGCAGCAGGAAAAGGAGGTTTCCACCCTCTGTACTGGGCAGAAACAGTGGGTAGTACCTCCCGCTCTTTTATGATTTATCTTAAATCAACTGAAATCCCCAGGGTGGCATCTGATTCATTAGCGGGTTTAGTTAGAAAATCTATTATCAAACTTAAAGCACAAGACCCTAGAAAATATCTGCAAACACAATCTTCAATAACAGCTTCTGGTACAGCTACTAATGCAGGAGATACTATAACACCAGTAGAAATAACAATAACAGCCTCTGGAGCAACCTCTACTAGCCTTGCTATAGCCAATAGCACTAGAAGTGAAACAATAACCGTTTCTACTGCTTTATCAAATGGTCAAGTTTTGGTGATTGACACTAGAAACCATTCTGTAAAACTTAATGGTACTGAAAGAAGGGATTATATCTCTAGTGCCAGTAACTGGCTAATGTTAAATCCTGGTGCTAATACAATTGCTCTCAGTAACACTACAAATTGCACTATATCTTTCAAATGGTATAGTGCTTGGAGCATATAATATGCCTACCCCACCTAAATATAGTGTTGTTTTAAAACTAGCAGATGGTAAGAAGTATGACTTTGAACAGTTCTCTGATTTGCAATATGAAGATTATGAGAATCAGGTAGGTAGATGTAAGTTCTCTGTTCCCTATAATGACCCAAAGATAACTGCCATTTCCAGTGACGAACAATTTATACAAATATTGATTTATAGGAATACTAGTTTGTGTTGGCAAGGTTTTGTGGCCTGTATTACTGATGATGTTCAATCAACAACCTTTTATGGTCTAAGCCTGTTGGAATGTTTAAAGTGGTATCGGGTTGGATTTAATGTTGCTTATACTAGTAAAAAAATAGGAAGTGAGATTATCTCGCCTATTTGGGATGCCATAGATGCCAGGACTGGAGCGATTCTGGGAGATGTGATTAAAAAGGGAACAATTCAAGACCCATATGCAACAGGGGGAACAACAGACAAAACCATAACCAGAACTGTTTTTGATGAAGATTTTTTTACTTTATGTCAAGAAATGATAGCCATATCAAGGTCAGATTCTCCTTCTGGCACTTGGGTGCAGAACACTGTCATGGCTATAAGTCTATCTGAAACAGCTCCTACTTTTAGCTTTACCAGAAATGTGGGAGAGAATAAAACAACCAAGGTTTTTGAACTGGATTCTGAAATAGCAGATTTTATCTATACTAAAGATTTTAGGTTTATTCGTAATGACATTAAGGGTATTACTGTAGCAGAAGGTCCAGAGATTTTAACCAAAACAGAAACAGACTCAACTAGCACAACATCTTATTATTTAAGAGAAATTAGCCAAATGGCTGGTGGTACTAATCAGGGTGAATTAGATGAGAAAACTAAAAACCTATTAAAAATACAAAAGGACCCAGAAAAGAACTGGTATCTTAGTTTCACTTCAAGTGTTGTTCCTTATGATGGTTATGTCATGGGTGATAATCTATTAGTTAGAATTGATAGGGGTAGAGTATCTTTAAATAGTTATTTTAGGGTAGTGGGAATGGAGGTTTCAGTTACTAATTCTGGGGTAGAAATAACCCACCCCATCTTGGAGAAAATAAGAACATGATTCAGTTTCCAGGTGATGCACAAAGGGGTTATCCTTCTACTCAGAGTTATGGTTTACAAATAAATCAAAAGAGTTCTGTGGGTGGTGCAGAAAGGTTTGACAAGATAGATGCCAATAAGATTACGGTTTTTGATATTGATGCCAACACTGCCTCCATAAAAGACTTATCTGTTTCTACGGCCAAAATAGCTAATTTAGCTGTAGAAACTGGCAAAATAGGTGCCTTGGCAGTAACAGAGGCCAAGATAGCCAGCTTAGCTGTTACTAACGCTAAGATAAATGATTTATCCGCAGCTAAAATAAACACAGGAACCCTAACAGTTGGTTCTGGTGGTGCAACTGCTATTGCCATTAAAAAATCAGGAGCAAAAGCAGATGCCATTGTTAGGTGGGAGGGTGGTTCTGGAATCTGGGAAGACAGTAATAACTACCTTGGTTTGTGGGGATATGGTGGTCAGATGTACTTTTGGTGTTCGGGTGATGACGACCCTAGAATGGTTCTGGTAACAGGTACTAACCAAAACTCTATATATGGAGGATTGCGGATTCACACCATAGACAGCTCTGGTGGTAACCTAAATGTGGAAGGAAGTTTAAGGGTTAATGGAAATTCTACTGTTGACGGTACAAAAAGTGCTGTTTTAAAGACCAAAGATGGTCTTAAATTGGTTTACTCT